TAATCCATATCTTTGTGCCGCCAGACTTCTAGAAAACATTAATAGTTTTTCTTTGCTTAGCTCTTTTCTTTGTGGATCTACTGCTCCACCAGCTAATGGAATATCTTTAGGAAGAAAAGCTTTTAATATTCTAGCTTGTTTTTCTAAAATGGAAGAAATGCGACTTACAACCATTTCAAATTTAGATTTAAGATGTTCTCTATAATTTTTTTCTGATTCTCTATTTACCCGAACACTATCATGAATAAAATTACGAGTAGTATGTTCTGGATCTGATTTCATTGCAGAAATAGCTCCTAACATTTTATTGATTTGTCTAAATAAAAGAGGAGGGGCATCAGCTAAAGTATCTATATTGGCTACTGTTTTTTGCATTTCAGATACTAGTGATTTACTAAATGGTTCTCCAATATCAGCTAATTTTTGTAAAATAGGTTCTTTGGCCTTACTGCTTACATATAGAGTATAAGCATTAATAACGTCTTTTTTAACACTATCAATTACTTCAGATATAGTTGCGCCTTCAGATCTAAACTGATATTTTAATTCTAGTAGTTCTGCCAGTTTATTTATTCTCATCGATTATCCAAAAATCTTAGAGTTATTGAAAACGGCACCCTCATATGTTTCATCCATACCTCTTCGATATAATGGACGACAATTTCCATCTTGGTCTTGATATACACGATGGACTGGTAAACCAGTTTGAGCGCAAATTGGGTGCTCACTAGTTTTTCTATGTTGAGCATGACCACATTTAACAGTAGCAGAAGCTGCTTCCTTGACGCCTAATCCTGCCATATAAACTTGAAAGCCAGTGGCATAAGCTTTTGTATCACCAGAATTAGCTAACACATTAAGAGCATCTTCAGCCTTAGTATGATTGCCATCTGCTAAAGCAGTACGTAAATTTTGAAGAACTTCACTAGGCTTTAAAGCAGACAAGCTAGAAGCTCCAGCAGCCGCTCTAAAATCACTAGAATTATTAACATATAGTGTATTAATACCCTCTTGACTAAATGCAGAAACTGATCCATTACATAGCATTAATCCTGGTTTTACTACTTTACCATTAGCCACTTTAACTGGAACAACAAATCCTACACGTCCAGCATCTAAAGAAACATTGTAGAAAATAGTATTGTCATCATTCTTTGCAACTGTAACTTGTGGATTTTTATGTCCATAACTAGTTAATTCTCTAACGATATGATTTCTAGCGACTGTAACTTTATCTTCGCCAAATTGCCATGAAGCTTGACCATGAGCAGAAGTAAATTGTTCTTCGAAAGATGCAAATTCATTAGATTTTGGAAGTACAACATCTTTTTGAGAAGCCTCTGCAACCTTTTGACCTATGATAGAATTTTGAAAAAATTCGGATTTACCCTGTCTAGAAGCAGTAAGTTTGGTTAATGCAATTTCTGCATCACTCACTTCTCTATTTTCAGACGCAGCTTTAGTTAGTACAGATAAAATGCCAGTGGCACTCATTTTTAATTTGGTGCCAGCTTGAGTGGTAAGGTATGTTTTAATACCAGTATGATTCAATTCTTGAGGGCCTGTATTGCCCATAAACACAGCAGCTTCGGCAATTTTGTTGCCATGAGTCTCTACTGGAATAAATACACTGGTTACTCCTCTAGGAGTTTCATAATCAGCTTTGATAACTAAAAATTTTTCATTACCATCATCAACTGATAATGTAGCTGGTCTCAAATTCCAAGCATCTAAAGTAGATGCTACAGAAGATAGTGCTTTATCAGCCAAAATTTGTGAATACATTTTAAGTGGAGCGTACTTATCAAAAGCACTATTTAATGCATTTGCTAGTACTTGGTCTCCAACTTCATAGGTATTTACCTTGACCGCCTCATCTCTTGGCATTAAAGTTGGCTCTGGAAGAGATTCAACTACGCCAAGTTCATCTTGGAATAATTGTGCAAATTTAGTATTGCGTGAATGAAGCTTATTGTATAGTACTTTAAGATCCGCTTTGCGAATAAACAAAGTATTATTATCAGACATTTTGCCAATAACTCTAGACATAGCGCCAATAGTTTGATCGCCTGGGTAAGCGTCAACAGCTTTAGCTAATTTTGCTGCTAAGATTGGAGTAGCAATTCTCTCATTGTTTTCTACTGTCTTGGCTAGAGAACCTACTAGTTGTTGTATTTTGTCGCGGCTCATTTATAGCACCTATTCTGTAATGTTAAACTAACTCAGGGTATTTACTTAATACCTCTTTTTTAGCTGATTCTGATAGCTCATTTAGTAATGCTTTTACCAATTTAGTATTAGAAGCTAGCTTAGCAGGCAAGTATTCTTCCACTTTTGAAAGTTCTAAATAAGGAATTCCTATTTGACTTGCACTAATTCTTACCAAAGGATCTCCTTTATAAGAGATTTGTAAATCACCAGCAGTTTTATTTACGGCAACATCCCATAACTTGGCAATTTTGACATCTTCATCTGGTTGATATAACGCGACAATGTATTCACCATCATCTGCGCTTTGTACTTGCCATAAATCAGCAGCTTTATCGCTGTCTTTGAATCTAACGATGTCAAATGCGACGGTCTCAAGATGTTCTTTTACATCACTTAGTTTATAAGCCTTCTTATAAATACTAGTGGCTAACTTCAAATAATCTATCGAATTTTTTGACATTACGTCTCCCGTTAAACAAATGCGTGTCTACCATAGATAAAGAAATATTGATACTATTAGGGACTTTATTTAGGTATAAGGTTATCCCCAAATGCCGATTTATTGGCAAAAAAAAGAGCCTACCTTATTTCTAAGATAGGCTCGTTTAAATATATTTAGATTAAATTACCACTTTTCTACACGGCACTCAGCCATCTTTTGAAGAATGTCCTTAATCTTATCATCATTTTCTATAATTTTTCTTATTTTTTTACGGGCCCCACCATATACTTTTTTACCATTTTTATAATCTACGTTTCCATTTAATGATTTAGTTATAGAACTCTGATTAACATTAAGCATTTTAGCTATTTCCATTTGAGTATAACCATCAGCATATAATCTAATTACTTCTCTTTGTCGTGGGGTTAGTAGTGTATCTACTACTCTCCAAAATTCTTTTTTGAGCTGGTCTTCAAGATCCATTAAAGACTCATCGTATTGATATGGATTAAGTCTAGCAGAAATGCTATCTTCATTACAGAAGGCTTCTAGCATATCGTTTGAACAAACGGTCTCTAATAAAACCCACTGATATTTATCGGAGCGATTAGATCTTTTATTAATCATATTGCCTCATTTAAAGTTTAATGTTATGTTTCAACAAGATATTTCTAATTGTAGTTTTACCACAATTAAACTTTCTAGACAATTCGCTTCTACTTACATTACCGAGCAAATACTTATTACATATTTCTATTTCTTGTTCAATAGAGAATATATTTTTACTATTACTGTGACCCGTATAGTTTGATTTTCTTATACTTATGTTATTTCTTTTTAAAAGGTCATCTATTGTAGTTCTACTACAGTTATAATTTTTACCTAAATTATAGGTAGATTTTTCTTCTTCAGTATATAATCTACATATTTCTTTTTTAATTTCTTCTGAAAATCTTCTTCTATCTGTCTGAGGCTTGCCAGCCAAAGATTTCGACATTTTTGCTTTCCAATCTTCAGAAAACTTCTTACCGCCATTAGTATTTCCGCCATCTCCGCCTGGCGTATCATTATATCCGTGCTGTGATTTATATGTATCGAAATAAGCAATCCAGCCTATTTGTAATCTTCGCTCTGTAGAGCCAATATACATTTTATCATTTATCTTATTTACCACCACATAAACTTGATACATTATACCCCATTAAACACGACTCAGAACCAAATAATAATATATCAATGGTAAGGAGTTGAAAATTTATTTTAAAAGTTCAACCTTTAATCACAAACGATATTGACTCGTCATTACTCTTAGTGAGGTATTCATCAATATCTTTATAGCTGTCTGGTAGGAAAAAATTCTGAATATTCGCAAACTTGCCGAATCTGTTAATTATTGCTTTCCTCCCCTTTTCACCGGCATTATCATTATCCAATAATAAGAATATGTTATCAGTGTATCTGCTAATGACAGAAAATTGATAGTTACTCATATTAGATGTTCCTAAAGCTACAATATTTTTAAAACCCTTTTCTACAGCCTTAATTACATCAAATTGACCTTCTACCACATAAACACAATTTTTATCTATAATGTCTTGTTTATTTTCATATAATCCAAAAAGTAGATTTCCTTTTTTAAAAGAAGATGTTTCTTGTGTATTTTTATATTTAACAGCTTTATATTGGCCCGTTTTACCCAATTCTTCATTTAAAGCTGTTAAATCATCACCACTCAATAGTGTTCTGCCAACTATAGCTACATTTTTACCATATGTATTTTTAAATGGCATTACTAAAGGATTATTTTCAAAATAGTTAATTGGTAAACTATGATAACCTAAAGAATCTTCTATATTTTTGTGCCATAAAAGTTTTTCTCTTATTAAGGTATCTTCTCCAACCATGTCAATCAAAACATTAATGTTTTTTGCATCAGGGAAATATCCAAAATTAAAAAACTCTTGACTTTTCCTATCCAATCTAGAATCTAAATAATCTCTACATTCTTGGGCTCCAGGAAAATTATTAAGCAAATAAGTGCAAGATTCTATAATTTTATCTAACATAAAGATGGACTTTCTTTAAACGTCTTTATCTGTGGTTCTCAACTTATCTTTAAGCATATTTTTGAAAATAGGGCTCAAATTATTAAGTGGTTTGCCACATACACCGCACACTATATCGTCCTGCACTAGTTTGGGCCGTTCTTCTTTACCACAAATTGCGCACTTAACCGCAAAAGGCTTAGCTTGACGCTGCTTGAATTGCTTCATACTCTTCATCTGAGACTTAACAAATTGAGTAATATTTGTTAATTCTCCATCACAAGAGGAGCAGTAAACTTTATTATCTTGTGGATCTAAATATGGTTCTTGAATTTTACCACAACCTTTATTAGTGCAAAAAGTAGAAAATGGCATTAATTATCCTTATTAGTTAATATGTTAACTAAATTGCTAACATCTTCTGGATATTGTATATCTAAAATAACCATATGATTTCCCACACGGTTAACTCCTAGATGTGAAATTATAATCTCATCTTTATTTCTAGACTTAGGAACTATATCCACTGACTTATCACCTACAATAGTTTTAACTGTTTTTTTGCACCCAGTTAAAGCTTCTAATAGAGAAATGGATAAATCAGAAACTACATTATTACCTTCTAATCTTAAACCGGGTTCTGAAATCACCCGTATGCGTAGATGTACGTCTGTGTGCTGATCTATTGGGCCCCAGGATCCTACAAAATTTCCAACACCACCTAAACGAAGTATATTATCATCTTGTACGCCACCAGGAACTGAAACACTCATGGATACTTCAGATTGAACTGCGCCTTCACCATTACATGTTGAACATGATTTGATTTCTACTTTACCAAAACATTTATCGCAAGTTTGAACAAAAATCATATTTGCATTACGATTAGTAATTTGTCCCTTACCACCGCATTTATCACAGCCATTGTTTATGGCAAATTCACCTTGGCCATTACAATCTTTACATTTTGTTTTACGGTTAAACTTTATTTCTTTCTTACAACCTAATACAGATTCTGCAAAAGATACTGTGGCAGATAGTGATATATTTTCAGCCTCATAAACTATTTGCTGTCCAAATGGATTATATACATGCTGAGAAACTCTATCTTCTCGGTCAGATCCTTTACCAGATGATACTACTTGATAGGCTTCATTTATTTTTTTGAATTTTTCTTCGGCACCAGATTCTTTGTTAATATCTGGATGCCACTTTTTCGTAAGTTCGCGATACTTTTTCTTAGCCTCCTCCGGTGTAGAGGTTGCTGGTATTTCTAAGATTGAGTAGGCTTCCTTCAAATTCATTTTTTCTTACCTTTAGGCTTTACTTTCCCGGTCAAAATAAAAGCATAATATAAAGCGACAGCAACACCATCAGCTTTGTCATAACTTTCCACTTTTATTTTTCCCTTTTTATTCAACTCATAAGGGAATGTAATTCCTAAATGTTTGGCGACAAGCTCCGGCATATCTTCTTTTTTTGGAAAAATTTTATCAAATTTCAACCCGTGCCTAATACTCATAACACTGAAAAGCTCAGGAACTTTATTTAGATAATCATGAGCGCATAACCCAATCATTCTATTAAAAGTAGTAAGCATAATAATTGTCTTAGCAGTACTTTTACCTTGCATAAATTGAATAATATCTTCAATGCCAATATAATCTGGTTTAACCTTATTTATTATATCTTGAATTTTATTTCTTGTATCTACTATTCTTTCTATAATAGACCCAGTTTTAACCGGCTTTAAATAATTAGAAGATACATATTTTATATTGTTATTGTCATCTATTTCTAAAACGCAATACCCAATAGTGGTACTGGACACATCTATACCAAGGACTCTTTTCATTGAGCCCTCATATTCTTAAGGAATAATAGAATACTTTCTAATTCGTTAACTGTGGCATCATTTTTAATTCTATTTGCTCTATAAGAGATAAGTAAAATATTACCTGGCACATATCCCAATTTAGGTACTATGCGATCTAGGGAGGGAGAATCGTCTTTAGACTGTTTATTGTTAAACTGTAGTGTTATTCCAAGCATTGGACATTTACCATCCAATGGAAATATATCGATAATATCCTGTTTACTTATTGTGAATGGGACACCATTATCTTTTGCACGCCTCTTAGCTGCATACCAAACAAACCTAAAACGATCTTCAATTCTCTTGTTTTCGCGCCATTTCTTGTTCTTTTGTTTTCTAGCGGCGCTTTTTTCGTAAGCTTGAAGTTTATCTTTGTTTTCTTCACGCCATTTTTTATTACGATTACTAATTTCTGACTTGTATACCTGATAATGTTCTTTGGCTTGAGCAGATTTCTTATCTTTACGACGATTATTAGCTGCGCGACCTTTCTCCCTACAACTTTCACATAACTTGTAGTAAGTAGAAATAATCTGATGCCCATCCCAAAATTGCGCACATTTCACAAATACCGAATCATTTAACGATTGCCTGCAACACTTACATTTTCTCATAAATCTATGAGAAAATATTAGTACAGTTTCTTGGAAATATTACGATTGGTTATTTATACAACAAATAGAAAAAGGGTCAGATTGTTCATCTGACCCTCTTTTGAGATTGCTTATGTCAAGCAGCTTTAGGCGTTTTCACCATTATAGGCAGGGAATGCTTCTCCAACATCCTCATCATCAGTCATGCTAACTGCTGGAGCAGCAGCTTTTGGTGCAGCTTTAGCAGCTTTGCTTGTGGTGGCTGCAACTGGGGCAGCGCTGTCAGTAGTTACACCATTAATCTTGTCCAATCTCTTTTGAACAACATCAGCAGTTGGAGGAGTAACTCTACGCTTCAAATCATCCAAATCTGCGCCATCCTTCAACTGTTGATCAGCTGCGGACAAAGGCTCCTTAGCAATTGGTTGAACTGAATAATATCCAGTTGCTCCACCATTTTTATCGACAACAATGTCGATATCATATTTCGTTGGATCACCCCAACGTTGAGTGTTTCTTGCAAGCTTTCTAATCTGGGAGAAAACTGCGAAAGAGATATCAAGAATCTTGTAAGTTCCAGTCTTACGGCTAATTACGCCAAGCAACCAACGTGGCTTAGCTTTATCACCAGTTGTACAAAGAGGACAGCTTCCATGAATGGCTGAACAAGATACTTTCTGTCCAAATCCAGGATCATTTTCTTTCTTGTACTTATGAACAAGGTACTGGAAAGGTTGAGTAACGAGTCTCATCTCGTTAGAGCCCTCCTCTAATCTAAGAAACAAATCTTTAGAATTTGTATTCTTCTTACCATCTTGTCCACCAAAAACATCATCATTCCAATTAATTTCGCCAAATGTAGTCATATTATTCTCCTGAACTGTTATTTATCTATTGTACTTAAAGTACGTTTTCTTTTAACAAAAATCGGACCGTTTTTCTTTAGCACATCATTGTGCAAATCTAACGAAACGAGTGCGCGTATGATCTGTGGTACGACCGAATTTTACACCGATTCCTCGATTACGAAGTCGATTGACCACTCTATTAACTACCATTCTAAGTGCCGCTGGACTTCCTGGTAAAAAAGTTCTTTGCTTTCTACTTAACACTCGGGTTAATGCAGTTGTCAATTCACTCATAGTGCCTTTCCATAAACCACCAGACTGTCTTTCTACAACCGAAGTAACGCCACGAAAAATAACGCTTTCTACGTCATTTGATGTAGTATTTCTACGGCCACTTACCTTACTATTATATGCCATTTTATTACTCACTTTCTTTTATTAATATACTTTATTTTACCAATGAAGATGGCTTATTAGCATTGAATACAAGGCTTCTAATGCTATGAATTTTATGCCAAGGAAACATCATATCAAGAATTGCTTCTTTAGGAGTTGCTGTCAAGATATCTGTAAAGTTTTTGCTAATTGCATCCTCTGTTGCATCTGTATAAATGCCATTTACTTGAACAAAAGCTGCCTGTAAATCTGGCTGCTTAACGGCAATGAAGTGCTTTAAAATTTTAGTTTTACCTGAAGTATCTTCAAGAACAACTAAATAACATGGCTTTTTAGAAACTTGTCCCACTTGTGGTAATCCAACATTTCCTACCATAAAATCTTTCTCAGCCATTACTTACTACCTTTCTTAGCCTTTTTCTTTTCACCATCTTCTATTGAAGCAACATTACTATCTTGAGATGCTTCAAAAGCTGCTCTCTTAGCTGCTTGTTCTGCTCGTTTTTGTTCTAACTTCAATTCACGAGCTTGTCCAACCTTCAATAACAACTCTGCTGCCAATGCTGGATCTTCTTTAATTCCTTCACAGAATTTAGGGAATCCAACCCATTTACGATCTCCATATTCATGAGAAACTGAAGATGGTTTAGTTACTACACTATAGTCTAATGCTAACTGTGCAATTTCTTCGTGTCTATCTATAACACCGATTCCAAAATTAACTTTAAATTCACAAGAGCGTGGCCAAGGACCAAACTTGCTTTTTTCAATAATTGCCTTGATTGGATGGCCAACTTTGTTTTCTTTCTCATCAAGAATACGATCATCTTTTCTTTGAATAGCTTCAAAGTAAACGTTTGCACTCAACGTGTGAGCATAAGTATTTCCACCTGAGAAGGTATGATCTCCCTTATAAATATCGAAAGAGTCTCTCTTATGATTGATAATAATGAAAGGAACTTGTGCTTTATTAACTTCTAGAGTTAGCTTTCTAAATGTTGTAGTTAAGAACCTTGCCAACAAAGACATATTCATTTTTCCAATTGCAGATGTATCTTCACCTGGAGGAATAATAGATCCTAATGAGTCTAAAACAATTAGATTCACATTAAATTCACCGGCAGCAACTTTATCTAAAAATCCTTCTTTAGATTTTCCTTTTAAAACATGCTTCTGGTCTTCTTTAGGGATCCCTAAAAGCATTTCAAAACATTTGCGACCATTAGCTGCAAGATCACCTTCAACCAAAATAACTCTAGATGTATCTACTCCAAGAGTTTCTGCCCAATCGGATGAAAATGTTTGTTCAGCATCGATAAACATTTGTTGCGCAGTTGGATCTTGCATTTGCGCTTCTCGCATAGCAATCATAGCTAGCAATGTTTTTCCAGAACCCGGTGGCCCGTAATATTGAATTAATCTACCTTTTGGCAGACCACCAGAAGAAAGGGCATTATCTAATGCATAAGATCCTGTAGAGATTACAGGAACCTTTTCGCCAACCTCTTCATGCGCCATCTTATAATCTAATTGATCTTCTGAATCGGCATAACTTTTGAAAAACGCATCTAATTTATTCGACATTATAATCTCCCATCATTCGTAGCCTTCGGGAACCCTCTCGCTTGGGGCACTCTGACTATATCCGAGGATCGTGCGTCTGAGGCCCGCTGCAATGTCTTTAAAATGATGGTGTGCCTTCACTAAAAGATCATATTTTTTTTCAAGGTATAATTTACTTCCCTTAGCGCTAGCTAATTTAATTTGCACTGCATCTACTTCGGGCGATGATTCTGCTGCCCACTTTTTCATATCAACTGTTGTTCTTGCACCTTCTGGAGCTTGATATTCTAAAGATACTTTATTCTTTGTGCTTGATACTTTTGATTCTAAATAACCAACTGTTTTTACCAGTTTAGCTAAGTATTCTGTTATTACATCTGCTCCTCTTAATGCTCTTTGTTGTAAAAATTCAGCATGTGCCAAATCTATTGCATCAATATTTGCAAGATTATCTAATACTTCTTTAACTTCAGTTAGATCAAAATCTTGATAATTGACCTCTAATTCGTTACCCAATAAATCACCAAGTCTTACCTGTTGGCTCATGTTGTCTTCCTTCTCTAATATATAATATCGCGAACTTTTTCTCGACAAATTGAATTATTTGTCTTTTATTTTTTGTCTTACTTCAGCGGCCAAAGTATCCATCTGTTGATGGATCTGTCTTAAATGTTGATGCTGCATAAGACTCATTAAAAATAGAAATACTTCAAAACTAGTTCTAAATTTTGAAGGTGGTTTTAGAAAAATAATTATACCATCTTTATCAGTTTCAAATAGATCAATAAATAAATCTTCACCTTTGTTACTATCGGTAGTATATGATCTTACTATCTTTTGATACATAGACCATTCATCATCAGTCATATCTACTTTTTTATTATCAACTACATGTAGGCCCATACTTACTGCCCCTTATTAAATTATGATCTAGAAAATGAACCTTTTGCACCACTTGAAATGTTATTTCTAGCTTGTGATACTTTTGCTTGCAATCTTTGCAAATGAGCTAAATCTTTAGCATTAGCATTTCCACCAGAACCGCCAAATTTGTTATTAGCAATTGCTTGGTTAGCAGCTAAAATAGATTCTCCACCAGGTAAATCGTCATCCATATCTGAATCAAGTGAAGACGCAACTTCACCACCACCAGAAATCATTTGTTGAAATTCAGCAACTGCTTCTGGATCAGCATTCTCCATCATCTCAGCTGAAAGATTCATACTACCACCGCTTGGATCAGTTAGCCCTTGAGAGCCAACCCTTTTGATTTGTTGTGCCACTTTTTTAAGATGCTCAGTCTTTTCTGCTGGTGATTGAAAGGATTGTTGGGCGTTGGGGTGCTGTGAGTTTGGACCTCTTTTGATAACTTCTGCTCTTTTAAAGAAGTCTTGGGTTCGCTCTTCAGATTGAATTTTTTCAACTAATACCTCCTCTTCTCCTGTATCAGTCTTTACCTTAACGATAGATTTTTGAGATTCTTTTCGTTTTTGAAAATCTTTATCATCTTCTACTTTTTTCAATTCTTTTAACATTTCAGCTGGCATATATTTTACAATATCAGCAGAATTAGTTTTAATATAATTGTGATTAGAAAGCATCCAGTCATTCACCTGATCTGGATATGATTGTAGTGAATCCATTGTTTCACGAAGTGTGGAGAACAAATTCTTTAAATGCTCCTCCATAATATGCTTACCACAAAAAGGACAAACGTTGATATCGATAGCATGTGTCCATTGTGGATTTATTTCAGTCTCGCAACTTATACACTTCATTTTCTACTCACTCTCCAAAAAGATGGTGGCCGACGCACACTAGCAGTTTTTGTAATGGCGTCTCTTTTATTCAAATAATTGATGGCATCGGAACTTAACTCATCTGACATATACCCAAGAAACTGCACAGCGAGATTATTAATCTTATCTCCTGAGGTAGATTTTATATCTTCTACAATTTGTCTAATTCGATAAACGCTAAGAGGGATGGCATTTTTATCTGAAATATAATCTGTAGTAATAAACCCTAAGGCAGATTGCATATTTTTATCTTTATTCAATTGAGCAAATTCATATAATTGCTTCATTCTTAATTCAGATGGTAATGGAATGGCTTCTGGTTTAGAAATCTCATTTGATTTAACCAAATTCTTTAAACTTCCCCTATCTGTATGTTGTTTTACCGTTCTAATTGCCATAAAGCCTCATTCATATACTAAATTATTCTTCTCTAACTCTTCTGAATGAACCATTGAAAATTTTGGATACCTTAGCCTTAGACTTCACTTCTGACTTAGATTTTATTTTTGGCTTAGCTGGTTTAACAGGTGGGGACGCTCTTTTAATTTGTGGAGCTATATCTGTAGTATCTTTTTTATCAGTAACCGAAGAAGATGTGCCCACAAAAATAGAGTCATCTGTGGTATCTAAAAAAGATTTCAGATCATCTATTGCAGACAAATCATCAGCGACCATAGGCTCAATAGTTGGTACAAAATTTTTTTCTTGCAAAGCAGTTCTGCTAGCATATATTGGATGCTTACTTGGATTTTTAAATGAAGCTGCTACCCAGCTTGGCTGACTTGGAATGAGTGGATATTTTATTGGTTTGAAAACATCATTTAAAGTTGGTTCTGGTGGAGGTGAAACATAGTCCGGATTCTTTCCTTTAAGAATTATAAGATGACGAACAAAATCATTTAAATGTGGAATAAAATGATTAACCACTAAATTAAAACCAAAATCAATATACTTCTTTTTTAGTTCTTCTTGTTTATTAGATAGATGAAATTTTGTTTCTACAAAATTTTTGACTGTATTTAAAAGTTTCATTATTACTTTCCTTTAGATGGTTTACGGCCTTTTTTTGGCTTATCAGCAAGCTCATTGGCACGAGATATTAATTGCATTTCTTTTTTAATTGGCTTAAAATTAGATGTTGCACTAACATTATTGCTAAGTGCAGTAGAGCCATATAATGGACTACCAGTTAAATGATCTGGATTAGCCGCAGAGTAAAAAACATTGCTAAAGGCGGAGCCACTTGAGCCGGAATAGTTGAGTTGTTGTGAAGTTAAGTCAACGCTTCTTGTAACTATACCTTCAGCAATATCGTCATAAGTAGTAACACTACTATCTAGACTTATAAGACGCTCAGAATTAAGTGCAGAAGATAAATCTTTCATTAATTCCTCTACCTCTGGAGCATCAGTCGGATTAATATGGGCTCCTGCTTCGGCTCCTATTTTGTGTATCTCATCTACCAATTCTTGAGCGGTAAGATCATCTGCTTTAGCAATTAAAGCATCTAAAGCTTCCGGCTCAGCGACAAACATATTTGGCTTAGGTTTATCACCTTTTGGTTTAAGGTATTGTTTGAAATGATTTTGAACATCTTCGGATTTTGGTTTATTTTTAGAATATCTTGGGCTATCAGAAACTGACTTAAGTTTTAAAGTAAAATTAGATAAAATCCATGCCGCAAAATCTGCAACTGTAGAATTATTGCTAAACTCTACAGTCTTTTTTAGAACTAAAGACATAATATCACCAGATTGAACCGTATCCATTGTTTGCTCCACAGCTTCAAATTCATCTGGCACAATTATCGTGCCTGAATCAGATTGGTAGGCATTGGTAAGACGAGGGTCACCCGCCTTAAACCAACGCCATGCAGTCAAGTAAGAAATTCCTTGTTTTTCTGCCCATTCTTTCAGCTTCATATCTTATATCCTTAGTTATGCATAGAATATTATCAATTACTATCAAATATATCATTTTCATGATTTTAACGGAGTTTAAACCCGTTTTGTTATTAAATATATTCATTTATATCAATCGTCTGATTCATCTTCATCCAAATCTATTAGTCCCTCATCATATAACGTGTCCTGAATTTCTTCAAATAAAGTCTTTTCAACGGTAGGCTCCGTAGGGTCATTTTCCTTAGATTTTGCTTTAGCTTCCTTCAAATTGATCTTTTTAGCCTTTAAATCGCTTGGAAGAGCAGGTATAGTCGAAACGTCATATAAATTATCCAAGATAGCGCCAACATCATCCTCGTAAGTATTAACATTTCCTGAAAAGCTTAAAGCTATACCTGTATCAAATTCAGCTTTACTATTCACATATTTAATACGTTCTTGCACTTGCTTCCATCTATCTGGAAATATAGTACAAGAGCACTGATCTCCATTCTTGTCTTCAATCATTGCTTTGATCATAGATTGACCATAATATTTACTAGTCTCTTTTTTAACTTTGAATTCAAAAAAATCTCTAACAATTGCTTTGATAGGATTTAGTCTAGTTTTATCTTGAGATTTTTTAATTTCATACACTGTCACATGTTTATCTTTAAAGAAATTACCATAAGCATCAGCTGGCTTACAAGTAAAAGATTCGCCCATATACCATTGCTCAAGAGCATATAATTCCGATAATTTCCAATCTGTCTCTGATGGCCATGGATACACGAACTCTTCTTTAGAAGGATCGTGTTTTTTCAACCATACTTGTAATTTTTTACGATAATCTGAACAATACAAATAAATTACTTTTCTTGGAATCTTAAATGAATCCATAGCCCCAGTTGCTGCAAGAGCTTGAATACTATTTGCTCTTACCTTTTTAGAATCAACTCTAACCATAAAATCAAAGAAACTCTTAAAAGGTCTCTTTTCGATAATATCTTTTATAGCATCATCTCCAACTAGCTTCAAAGCATCTAATCCAGTAAGTAATTTATTACCATCAGAAATAGTATAAGTTAGCTGTGATGCATTTATATCTGGTGGTAATATCTTTACCTTACGTTTTCTAAGTTCCTTTTTAATCTTTTCAATATTACTCCGAGCATCTGGAGAATTGGATTTAACTTCAGCCATTAAATTAGCTAAAAGAAATTCAATTGGATAATGAGCTTTAAGATAAGCTGTCTTAAATCCAGTCATAGAATAAAGGACGGCGTGAGAAACGTTGAATCCGTAACCCTGAAATTTATCTACAACTTCATCCCAAATACGTTTAGCAATTTCTTCTTGTACATTATTTTTAACTGCATCATTAATAAATTCAGTTCTCCACTGTTGTGCTTTTTTAGGATTTTTGCCTTTTTCTTTAGTTAGCTTACGCAAACGGTCTGCTGAATGCAAACTCCATCCGGCAACATCTTGCGCCAAATACATTAGACACTCTTCATATAATCCAAACCCATATGTGCTATTGAAAGCACGACCTAAATTAGGATGCAAAAGTGTCATTGGTTTTTCACCATTACGAGTTTTAATAAAATCGGATCTCATATCTCGTGCTGATGGTCTAGCCAAAGCGTTAATATTTGCTAAATCGTTAATGGTTGCAGGTTTGATACGACGACATAAATCAATAGTACCCGCACTAGTTCCTAATTGAAATACACAAAATGTATCTCCGCTGGTAATAAGGTCATAAGATTCCTTATCATAATTATCATAATCTAGAACATCAGGCGGTAATTCTTTACCACGTTCTTTTATTATTTTATATGTTTCACCTATAATGTCTAGAGTGGATAAACCAAGAGTATCCATTTTTACTAAACCATTTTCTTCGGCTTTGTCCTTATCATATTCAATTGCCAAAGCGCCATCTTTATCCTTTCTTAAAGGAACTAGACCAGTCAATGGACGAGCCGAAATAATAATACCGCCTGCATGTGTAGACCAAGCACGATATTTTCCACAGATATCTTTATATTTTTCGAATTCAGGATATCTTTTGCAATACTCTGCAAACAAAGGTACTTTAGCTAAAGCATCGGTAATAGAATGAATATCAGCAGGAATGCAATCTGCTACATCAGTACCAATCTTAACTGCTTCTTCTTTAGATCCGCCCAATTCACAGGCACGTGCAATATCTCTAACATAAACTTTTGGTGTAATAGTATTTACGTTAGATACATGGGCAACATGATCTTCTCCATATTTTTTACGCAAATACTCCTGCACGCGCGTTCGACCGGATGGAGCAAAGTCTGTATCAATATCTGGAAAGCTTGATTTTTCTTTATTATGAAATCGAGCAAAAATAAGATTATATTTGACAGGATCTGCTTGATGAATTCCTAACAAGAATCCAATCAAAGAACCACCGACTGAACCTCGACCATCACCAACAGCAATATCATTATTTCTAGCCCAATCAATAAAATCAGCCACAATTAGCATATAGCTGGAAAAACCATGAAACTCAATAACATCAAGCTCTTCAATCAAACGATTTTTATATTGTTCAATATTAGATTCATTTAAACCTTTGATTCTAGTATCAAAAACTTTATTACATCTAAAACGAAGAAATAACTTATCTTCATCTAATTTTTGGGTTTCACCATCTTGAGAATTAACCCAATCACGGAAAGCTGCATAGTCGGGCTCATCTTTGACAGGAAATGCAGGAAGCTCTTTTCCAGAAGGATTGGAGAATTTCGGGTCAATCCAATCAGGAACTTCACACAAGTTTGAGAAATGGACGCTATTTGCACAAATTTCATTAGCAAAATCTTCACCATAATTTCTGGCAAAAAAGCTTTTAACCTCTTCACCGGTCTTGAGATAAAAATCAGGAACATTATACTTCAGTCTATAATTTGAATAAACTGGTTGATGAGAGCCAATGGCTAATAACACATCATGTGTAGAGTGTTCTTCTTTAGTAAGATAGTGGGCATTACATGCAGGTACAATTTTGATGCCATGAGCTTTACCCAAATCAATTAATTTACGATTGATAAATTGTTGATCAATCTCATCATTATAAATATTAGAGCCGCGCTTCATATTATTAGGCTGTACTTCAATTCCTAAATTATCTCCAAACATCATTTTTAAACGAAGTAGTGTTTGGTCAGCTTCATCAAACTTTTTATTCATTAATAATTGGCTAACGATACCATTACCGCATGCAGTTAGGCAAATAAGTCCATCAGCATATTGAGCTAATAACTTCCAATCAATAATTGGATAGACTCTCTTGCCAAAAAATGCGCCTTGATCAAATCCCCTTTTATTTAAGGTCAATAAATTACGATAACCAATAGCATTCTTGGCTAGAAGCACAACATGACGAAATTTTTCGGCAGTATTACTAGCATCATCTACGAAATAACATTCGCATCCCATAATAAGTTTTACGCCAGTTTCCCGAGAAGCTTTTAATGAATCCCAGGCTGCTGCTAATGTTCCGTGGTCAGTAATTGCGATTGCTGACTGTCCAAGCTCTTTAGCTTTGTTAAAAAGAGCTTTGGGAGAAATAATAGAATCCAGAATAGAATAATCAGTTTGATTATGTAATGAAACGAAATCAGTCATGTTTCTTTCCTTTAGGTTGGGTATTATGACAAATTTCATAACAGGCTCATATTAACAGAGCACTATAATCTAAAAATAGATTATGTATGATTGCCAGGGAATACGGTTTAAAATAATTTACGCTTGATACAATATAGATTTTATGTTTTTTTCGTCAAGTGGCTCGGCATTGCCATACAATTGGTCTAATATCTTAAATTGTTTTTTCCAAAATTCTTTGTTGCCAGCTTTTCTAATTAACAAATCTTTTATTTCGATAAATGAAAGTCTTTTCTTTTTGAAAAGAGCGTGAGCTATCACAGTAATAGCTATCCAGTTCTCTTGTAATTCAAGATCTATTTGCTTTATTAGTTTTTGTTTGTAATTATAACGTTTATGACCAGGTTCTGATAAATTGTATTTTTCAAATAGCCCTGCCGCTTCAGAAAGATCATTAGAAGATCCTTCTCTTAAAAACATCGGCAGCTTATCTGAGCCAGAAATCATTTTGAAATATCTCTTCTCAGAAACTAGGCCAGCATAAGATAAACAAATTTCGGCATGTAATCGATCATTTAACAATTCTGGATCTTGAATTTGGACTAAATCTGAAGGGTGGTAATGAGTAAACCCATTGATTCTCTTAGTTTTTTTGTCCGCAAATACTAAAACTGATTCAATATTCATATTATGAAGCAATCCATAAACAGTATGACCTGCCTCATGATAAGCCGTTGAAATCAACTCATGAGTATTATGGAACTTTTTTCTAATATTTCCAATGGATCCTGCATTATTACTGGCCATAGTTTACCCCAACTGCTGAAGTAAACCCTCCAAATTATTAATCTTTTGGGCGCATTCAGCTTCTTTGTGCTTGCATTTGACGGTTAGTCTATCAGATCCTAACGGCCCATTCAAAATAAAGTCCGGATTATCCACATATAATATTCCAGCTTGAGTAAAATGTGGATATTCCGTAAACCCTAATTTAACTAAAGATGAAAGATGTTGCATACTTAGCGGACAATTGGTTTTAAAAATAATAGATGTTCTTCCGCAGCAAGCTTGTATTGTAAATCTTTCTACCTTCATTTTTCCTTTATTTGTTATCTAAGTCTACGCCTTTACCTTCTAGAAGGAATAATGCATATTTAACTTTAGCTGTTTGTACTTTAATAGCATCACGATATGGTTCAGAATATTCTTTAACTAATTCTTTAGCACCATTTAATTTAACGTCAGCATCTTTCTCTTGGTCAAGAGAATAGATGTTTCCCTCACACTGCACTACTATCTTTTTAAGATCTTCGACACTTGATGCGTCAGCAGTATCTTTAAATTCAGGAAGTTTTGCAATAACTTTTTCCCATTTTTCTGGAAACGAAACCGGAACAGATCCATCTTTCTTACTCATTTTAAATCTCCTTATTCAACAATCTTTACATTTTTTGCTATAAAATCCATTGCATGTTCATCTCTAATTCTAGAGAATAAAATTTGCAAATATCCGCTCTTATTCATTTGTTGTATTACTTCATCTATTGGTTTATCTACTTGAGTTTTAGCTAAATTATGCTTAATAACATCAAATACTTCTTGATCAGTTAATTGGGCTTCTGGGTTTAATTCTCTTACTTTATCTAAGATAAGAGATAATTTTACATTTTTTTCTGCAATATCTAAGTATTGCTTTTTATCTTCATCAGATAGAAGATCCCAATCTAATTTAGCACTATGTACCACATATTGAGCCTCAGATAAAGTCATCCAATTAGGCACAGCAATTACATTAGCATCAACTAATTTATGAGCAATTTGCTCATTGATGACTTGTTTTTCTTTATTTTGTAAAGTAGCCGTAGCTGTTCCTTGTGCAAAAGTTCTTAATTCAGTTAAGTCTTTTTTGCCTATTTTTTGAGCCAAACTATCATCCAATGGACATGGAGTAGTTTTAGATCCCATAGTAAGAGTTACTTTTAATTTAATTGTTTTACCAGCAAGAGACTGTAAACCATTTTCTGGAATTACGATATCAAACTCGCGAGTTTCACCAAGTGACATTCCTAGAATATTAGAATCAAACGCTGGTAATTTACTAATACCAACGGTCATCATATCGCCAGTTACACATAACTGTTCAATTTTTTCTTCTCCTAGAAACCCTTCATAATCAATAATTACGTTATCACCTGTTTGAACAAAATCGTTTTCAGCATAAGGAACAACCTCACCAAAACGAACTCGTAATTCTTGCATTAATTGTTCAGTAAGCTCTAATGCAGTTTGAGATTCATGAGGCTTTGGAATCTCTAAGCCTAAAAATGGAGATAACTCAAAATCTGGCTTAGTATGCACCTCAAAATCACAAGTAAATTTTCCATCTGCTAACATAAGTGTGTTAAATCTGGGAGCACCATGTGGCTTAATCTTCTTTTCGAATAAAGTATTATGGTATGCATCTTCAGCTAGAGAACGTTTTAAAGCATCTTCAATTTGATCTTTATAATGAACTTTAATGGCATCCAAGGAAGATTTTCCTGGACGAAATCCTGGAACGGGAGCCTTCTTGAAAGCATTGAGGACCTCGCCCCTTTTATTCATAATTTCCATAGCGTCAGCAGTGTACTGCACTAATAATTTGCATGGTTCAATTTCTTTAACTTCAATTTGCATTTTTTCCTCTTACCATTTAACTTCACCATATATATTTTGATTATATGATTTTGCTTTACCTTCAGGGCAGTCATTAAGAAAATCACAGTAATTACACAAAGCGCTTGGTGATGCTGTAAAATCTTTTACAGTACGCATTTTATTAACGTAATCAATGTATTTATCTTTAATAGGCAGAATATCTTTTAACGTAAACTCTGTAGTAATGTACTCGAAATCATGTCTTAAAAGAATATAAGATGCTCTTACTTTAGTAATACTTGAATCTTCTGAGCATATAACATATGCATACGTTAATAACTGAAACCAATCATCCTTGAGATATTTTTTATTTTTCGTAGTTTTATAGTCGGCTACGTGGATAACATTATCGTCATCAACCTGAATTCTGTCAATGGCTCCGTTTAATATAATGTTTTCGCCGACTGGCAACTCAAATCTTTTTTCTATGGAAATTACGTTGGCTGGCGTGCCATTATTTTTTTCATTTGAAATTTTGCGTAAATACTTATCAATTAATCCCCAACACTCTTTCTTCATCTCTGGAGTCATTTTATCTTTGTATTCGGTCATTGCTTTTTTGAAACAATCTCCCATAACAATATTATAAGGAAGTAAACATCCTTCAATATACATTTTGTGAAATTCTTCCAAAACCATGTGACAGAATTTTCCAAAAGTATGATAGTCTCTTTCCTTTTTGGGGAATTTCAGAATATAATTAAATTCGTACTGCTTCATGCACTGGGCAAAAGTCTTCGTTTTACTAACAGAGACGCGAAAGTCTGTGTCCGTCATAATTTTATCTTTTCGTTTAATGTGTAATATCTATATATCTTACGGAAAATCTTTGTATTTATTCGGAGAAATTAATTAGAATAAAACTCTACGTGGGAAGTTTTGCCATTCAAACACAAAACGACTGTTTCTACCAGGAGCCATTACAGATAAATTTCCATCCCAATTAGTATTTGGTCTATATGGCATAGTAGAAATAATCCAACGATTAGTCCATGTATCTAAATAATAATAAGTGATATTATTAGTTCTGGGATTATAGTGAGACCTTAAAAAAGTACCACTAACTGGCGGGGCATCTAACCCACTGGTAAAAAATGCATTACCATCTCTAGCTTTTTCAGGATTTTCTAATGAGAAATGCATTCTATTAATGTGTGGCGGATCATCGGGATTTTCAGTAGATGCATCTTGAAAAATAACGAAAGCACGTGGATCGAACATATTACTATTTTGATTAGTAAATTCTGGAGCTGGAATCTCTTGTTTAATCGTAGCTGTAGCTGGCAAATTTCCGATTCCTAATCCAACTTGACCTTCAGCGTCAGTAGTAGAATATCTAATACTATAGTTAGTACTATCATAAGTTTGGTTGGTAAAACCAACTGGATTACCAGCACCATCAAATCCGGTAGATGTTGCTGGTAGTGCAGGGTTATCTACTGTAATTCCAGCATCAGCAGGATTTATGAAATCAGCATTAGGTTGAATTGGATTAGTTCCAAAAGGGTATAGACCTGGAATATTTGATCCAGCTGCCGCATCTGTTGAAGATCGAGGGAGTCTGGCGTTAGTACCCTCTGCCATATTTGTAATGTATGTTTCACTAATGATTGGTGAGGTATCTACCCCATTAGTCGCCATAATGTTTAAAGTTACGCTAAGGGCATCTATTGGCAAAAATACCGGGCTAGTATACATCGTAGAGAATAGGGAAGGGGTACTACCATCTAAAGTATAAAAAATTGAAGCTGGAATATTAGTCGAAATAGAAACAGTTTTAGGAATACCTGATACTATTTGTGTTTCTGACTCTACTATAGTAATACTTATAACTGCCATATTATACCAAATTTAAAAATTTTGAATTGAAAACAGTCATGTTTTTCTTAAGCATTATGCGATAAATTTTATGGGCAGCTTTTCTCAACATTCTAGCTATTTGCAAATAAACATCATCGCCCTCTCTTCTGTAAAGAATTAGGAAAGTTTCATGATATTCTAAATATTCTAAATGAGGAGGAGTACCATTATATATACCCTTTTCTGTGGCAATAAGCTTTTGTAATGCTAAAAATATAATAGAGCGATAGAATTTTTGTTCACCGCTAGATATGTATTTAGGTACTATTTCTTGTTTCACAATCTCGATATTCATCTTAAACTTATACCGAAATATGCTTACTTATGGCTTAAGCCGAGAAACAATGTTAAAAACTTCTTTTTTCAGCTCTGCGAGTGTACCATTATTATGGATAACATAATCATACTCTGTATCTGAAATAGAATTCTGATTTGTTTCAGATACATGATTTATTCCCGGCTTGTCTGTTTCTCTATATAATCTTATTTGGTAGAAATCTTTTTTCTTTAGGTGATCAAATTCGTTACGAAATCTAACATCAGTTACTACAACAATTTTGCTATTTATTTTACTAAATCTATTATCAAAATTATCTAACCATATATTTTCTTTATAACCTCTACCAACTCCCGTGCCAAGATCAATTAACAACTGTCTTACAGTTAATGGGTGGCCGTCTTTATTTGTTCCAGGTATAAACTCATTACGATATTTAGAGGAACCATATAAAAATTTGCGAGGCAAATCTGGAAACATTATTTGTATCATTTCTTTGATAGGATCTGCGAAGGCCATATATTTAACGCTGGTAAAACTTTCTGTTTTTTCTTTTTCCCTTAGTTGCTTAACCAACATTTTACTAAGCGTATTTTTACCAGTATTAGCCTTACCTGTAATTGCAATTTTATACATTTACGCTCCTTACCAAGAAGATACTACTCTTGCTTTAGATACCATATTGATATCTTGTTCCACCAATATAGCATGTGAAAATTTATCTTTTAATCTGTCGTTATGAGTAATAATTAGAATTGTAAAATCTTTTTGAAAGAATTTTACAATGTCTGCAAATGAATCCACGCTTGCTTTATCTAAGGCTTGATCTATTTCATCTAATAACAATAATTTAATATCTGTGCCTATCATTTTTTGTAATAAGAATGATAATCCAAGTTTCAAACTAAAAGTTACCGCTAATTTTTGAGCACCTGAAAGCTGCTCGTAATATCTATCTTTACCATTGATTTGATAGTTGATATCTAGAGTATCTGCTTGGTCACCAGTCTTTTCAACAGTTTTTTCTACAAAAAATGACAATTGAATACCAGGCTTTAATTGAGATAGTAAATTATTGGCTTCAACTTGCAAATCATCTAATACATTTTGTATAATTAAATTGGGTATACCAGTAGATGAAAAAGCTTGTAATACAGAGGGATACATACTGAATTTAGATTCATATTCTAATAAAGATTTTTTTAATTCAGCAAACTTATCCTTATCTTTATTTTTCTGATCAATAGTATGTTGTAGTACAGCTTTATTACTGTTGTAATGAGTTATTTCTTTATTAATAGAATTTACTTTAGTCATTATAGAAGCAGTATTTTGTTTTTCTTTTTCAATTTTAGACTGAAGTTCTTTGGCTTCATCAATGGATGAGTTGGCTAATTTTTTAGTAATAATTTCTAACTCTATTTTTTTGGCTTCAAGCTCATTAGTAAATTTGGTTAAAAGCGCAACATATTCTTCATGAAGGGCTTTTTTATCCTGTATTTCTTTATTTTTAGCAGAAATTTTGGTATTGATACCTTCAAGTTGTTGCTTGGCAAGATTCAAACTATTGACATTTAATTGATACTGAAAAATCTTTTTATTTAAAATAACAATAGCTTCTTTACATTTTTTAATAGTTTCTTGATGTTCAACCATTTCTTTTGAAATATGAGATTGATGATTTTCTCTGTCTTTATTAGACATAGGTTTTCTACAATTTTTACATACACTACCGCTTGGTAAAGGTATTTTTAAATCCTCATATTCTTCCATACTTGATTTGATGTTTAAATTATTTTGAGTAATCTCTTCTTTTAATGAGGAAATTTTTTCATTGAGAATATCTATTTGAGAATAATCCTCTTCTACCAATTTAACTTGCTCTATTTTAAGGGCCTTTATTTCTTCTACTAAATCTTTGGCCGCTTTAGTAGTATTAGCTTTTTTAGATTGATATTCTTTAACAGAAATTTCTAATCTATTCTTTTCAGATAAAACTGTTTTTTCTTGAGAAAGAAGATTTGCAAATTTACTTTCTAAGTTTTTATGTTCATTAGTCAATTCATTTATTTTGTCATTTTGTAATAGTAATTCACTATTTAATGATGAAAGTGTATCATTTTTTTCAATAAGAGTTTGATCTATCAAAGATATTTGAGATAGAAGTGACGTTAAATCTTGAGAAGGATCTCCCAAATTTTCTAATAGTGTTTTATTTCTGTCTATTTCTTTCGATAAAGAATTTGCCTTATCTTTAGCAATTTTCTCTAATTTAGAATAGATGGCTAAATTAAGAGCTTCTTTTAGAATACCTTTGCGTTTTTCTGGTGTAGCTGTAGGTAAACCAGTGAAATCATTTTGCATGAAATGTACAGTGCTACGAAATGATTTAGCATTAATTTTTATTAGTTTAGCCAAATCTTTTTCTGTGTCACCGGCACGACTACCAGATAAATCTTTCCAATATAGATCAGTAACAGATTTGTTCAAAAGAGGCACCTCTATATTATTTACAATAGAGTGATACACTTCTTCTGTAGAACCTGATTGACTATTTCTTTGTAATAAAGTAAGATCAGTACTACCTTTCTTAGTTCTGGACCGAGTTAAACGATATTCTTGATCTCCAATCAGAAAATCAAATACTACTTGACAAGAAGTTGTATCGTCTCTAACTAATCTTTCTAGAGGGCTATCTGACTGATTAAATAATACATATTCAATAGCTTTGAATATAGTTGTTTTACCAACACCATTCGAAACCATATCATTATTTTCTTTTTTACCAATAATTTGAGCTACACTAAATTGTGTAAAATCAATAAAAGCTCGTTCATAGCAAATAAAGTTTTCAATATATAATCTGACTGGCTTCATTCTTTGGCCTCAGCTTTGTGAATATTTACAATTTCCATTGCTAATTCAATGAAAGAATCGCGTTCAGGCGCAAGTACGTATGTCTGCCCATAAGTTTTAATGGCAGATGTAACATCCATTTTAGTATCAATAGTGTTATTTGTATCCCTTTTTACAAGGGCTATTTTTTTAGACTCAGATATACCTGTAATATTGAAGGCTCCATGTTCAGTTAAAAATTTTTCTACACTGGATTTATTAACAGATTTCAAATCAGGATCAGATAAAGATATCTCCACTCTAACGATGGACCTAGAAAAATCTATTTTTTCCTTCTTAATCTCTTCAATTATATAGGCTGTAGTATCTACTATATCTTTAGGAATACTAAGTGCCAATTTTCTTAATGGACGAGTTGGTAAATACTCGGTAATAAATGTATCAGAGTCTGAATCACAGTTGATAATAACAATGTGTTTTTTGTGATCGGTTTCTCCAAAATTAGAGATATCCATACTACCTATATGAGCAACGTAAGGATTCTTCTTATGCATCACTTGAGGCTTATGTACGTGTCCCATCCACACATAATCATATCCAGTGAACATAGATACTGGACAAAATAATTCATTGGCCATATCGTCAAATTCATCGCCTATCGGTATAGAATTTTCTATAGCTAAATGTCCAATCACAATTTTCTTGTAAGTGACAGGTATTCCGGCTAACTCATATACCAATGAGTCGTGCAATAATTTGACTCCAGCGGCATTGGAGTCAGTACTAAATGATTTTCTGTCACGAAATGGAACTAGCGTAAAAGCTGATGATCCAATCATAATCGTATTTATATGTTTATAAACACTGACACTATCTAAATCCATCTCACTAATGATATCTAATGAGGATGTAAAAACCATTCCACTTCTTAACATATCATGATTACCTAAAATGATATGAACATGAACATTGTAAGCTTGACATTTTTTAAGCCAAGCGATGAACATTGTAATTATGGAGGGATGAGGTTTTGGTTCTTCGAAAACATCACCTGTAATAATAATATTGTCTGCACCATGATCTACTGCACGTTCTAGTGTCCAATCTAAAAGATTGAGTTGATCTGCAATTCTACTATTCAGATTAGAACCAATGCCAGCTTTACCGATATTAATTCCTTTACCTAAATGTACGTCTCCAAGTATTATAGCGTAAGACATAACTTGTAATTCGCAATCTTGTTTTTAATCAAATCTACAATGCGCCGTAATGCTTCATTATTGATTTTCTTAGGTTTAACAGTGTGTGCAGCATACACTTCATCATATGAACGGCAAGTTTCTTCTATAAATTGCTGTGACTTTTCATCTAGATATGTTTGTCGAAATTCACGAACAATATTTGAAAACTCTACCATAATTTCTAGTGATTCAGAATATGAATAATTATCGCCGCTTCCATCATCGCTACCATAGTCTATATCATCCTTGAATAGATCCAAAATTTGATGAGCTGCTTTTGCCGTGGTAATGCCCTCCATTGAGGCCATAAACTCACATGCGTGCGCATACTCGCCACCTATGCTACAACCAAAACATCGAAAACTATTAGTGTAGTGATAATAATTAAAAGAGGGTGAACTTTCTCGTCCACCCTTATGGGATTTAAAGGGACAAGTAGCCACCCTATTTGCTTCATTGATACGTAGATTATAATACTTAAAAATACGAGTTAAAGGAACCGTATTAGCTTTGCGAATTAAGTCTTGATAGTAAACTTTTCTTGAAGAAGTTTCTGAAGAACCTCCAGCTTCCCAAGATGTCTCGCCATAGCCATCGAATCCGGTTGTATTTGGTAATTTGCGCATAGTTGAGAATACTTGCTAAAGTTATCCTTTTCCTCAGAAATTAGAGACAATAAGATTTCTTTAGTAATCATATCAATTTACTCACTTTTCTTCTTGTTGTCAAGTGCGTTATAAATTTCTTTTGATACTAACTCCGTTATAACGGCGGGATCAGATTTTTTTTCTAATTGTGAGACTGCATATTCTAGTTTATTAATTTTATCTCTTTGTGAAAAAGTAGTTTTTAACAATAGCGTAATCCAGCTAAGAGAACCCATGCCTTCTTTTTCATTTGGATCATTATTTATTTCTATCGCCAATTGTATCATTTGGCCCAATAAATCTTTTTCCAACTCTTGTTGAAACAAGTTTTTATTTTGTGGCAAAGTTTTATCAACCATAGCCTTATTAAATTGAGAGGCTAAATCCGCAGCTTTCGCTTTATATTGAGAGGCTCGGGCCTGAACTTTCTTTACCCTATTATCAAGATCTTCTTGAGTTGGTTTTTTAGGAATGTTATCAAAAATAGATTTTTGACTACTAACATTTTTGAGACCAACTTTTTTAGACTGAATAGATGGATTATTGTCATCGTCTTCTTCATCAAATGGCATATGACCTCAAAATCTTTTTGTTAATGGAACCGCAACTTTTGAAACGGCCACAAATTTATCAAGTTTTTCCACTAAATAACCACTACCAATAGCAGTTTCTAAAGATGGAAGGACTGCGCTCGAATTAGTTAGTAAATAAAGTTTAGATGGCTCAATTACAACTGGATGACAATGCATGCAAACAAACTGATCAGGTAAGGCAAACATTTCAATTTTCTTGTCTTTAATCTCATTCCAAATTTCACCAGCCACTGTGCCTTCCATTAGATTAACATTTTTGCTATCTAATTCTTGCTGCTTAACGACAGCCTGTTGCACTAATGTTGGATCTTTAACAGTTTTCTTCTTAGTCATTAGTTTCTCCTTCGAACGATTCAAGAATTATATATATCAGCAAAAGCACTCTTAAAAGCACTAGTTAACACCAAACCATTAATTCTCTTATATTCTTTACCATTTTCAATCATAATTATAACAGTAGGAATAGACTCTATATTAAATCTTTTACACATTCCGGGCAAATGATCAACATCAATTCCAAAAAATTGAATATCTTTATATTTTTCTTCTATTTTTGAAATCATTATCATCATTTTCTTATGATAAGGCATCCAAGAAGAATAGAAATATAATGCTTGATTGGCAGAATCAAAATTCAAATCCTGCTCTGTTGTTAAAAACTTCATATTATTGAATCGTTATATTAGCTTTTTGTAATAAAGAGTCCATGATTTGTTTGGTTAAAACGCCCACTTCTTTCTCTAATTCTTCTTTTGACAATAATCCTTTAGAAATTAAAAGATTACTTAACGCTTTTATTTGTAAAAGCGCATCAGCTATCAACATAGTATCGGTAATTTCTTGAGAATCTTTTTTGTCCATTGTTCCTCTTTATGTCCTACAGCACTTTTTATATTTTTTGCCTGATCCACAAATGCACGGATCATTTGGGCCAATTTTTCTTTTATTGATCACTGTCTCTATTTTAGGCTCTTTACGATCCATAAATAAAGTAGAATTAAGATGATCAAGTTCATGCTGACAAACAACAGCAATTAATCCAGTTGCAATAAAATCATTAGGATATACCAAATTATTTGTGACATGTATTTCTTGATATCTTATAGTATCTTCAACTCTACCAGGAAAAGATAAACAGCCCTCACTTTTAAATGGGGCTGGGTCATATCCTTTATTTAATTTGCAATTAACTAAATTAATATCATTGCCTTTACTTCCCAGTCTGACAATAGCGATATTTTTAGCAATACCAATTTGTGGAGCGGCTAAACCAATTCCACCTTTACCCAATTGGTTGGCATAATCTAATTCGATCTCTAAAACACGAATTAATTCGCCAACTTCGTTGGGTAAAACATCTTCACACTTTACTCGTAAAGCCGCATCATCATTAATAATAATCATTGCTTACCTAATATAACTTACTTGCGACCACAATTACAGCCGCGTTTTGCATTTAATTGTGCTTCTGAAATAATGTGTTTTAGACAAACTGCACATTTTTTATCAGTACTAGAGCAAAAATCGCATAAAACTGAAATGCTATTAAAAACTGCGCCTTGACATTGCATGCACGTTTTATTAACTTTTAAAGAAGCTAATTTTGTACAACTTGGGCATAACATTTAAGTATATAAATTATATCCTTGAATTCAAAATATCTTCTACTTCACCAAATAGAGTTTTGGCTTCAGAAAACTTTTGATAAGAATTTACAATTTCACGAACTTGGCGATAATCACCCTCAGGATCAGAAATGTCTAAACATGCCTGACAAACCTTAAAGTTAGTCACATTGATTTTAGATAATGCAACGCCTTGCATTTCATCTGGGTCAAACTCTTGTGCGCATACTATGCAATTACAGCTTACCTTGTTCATGGTCCATCCTATATATCGGTGGTTATATAGTATTCTGTAATATTGAATGATTACAAGGGATAATATTTATCACATTATCCCTCATAAAATCACTATAACAATTGAAAATTATACTATAATTAGTAAATTACTAATTTTCATTAATTACTACCTAAGAAATCGTCCCAGTCGGCGTGCCAATATTCTTGTGGGTCTGCCACATAATAATTGGCAGAGAAAGATGGATGAGTTGGTTTCTTTAATAAAACCATGGCAGCTTGCTCTGGAGTTCTATCTGCTTTTTTGTTATTGCAAATTTGGCAACAGACTACACAGTTAATGAATGACGTAATTCCGCCTTGGGCACGTGGCAACACGTGATCAATTGTAATTTGAGATGCGGTAAGCTTTTTGCCACAGTATTGACAAGTGCTTCTATCCCTTTTAACAAGAGCTTTACGGCTAAAGTTAGAGTTGAAGTAATTTCGACGAACGTGCGTCTTCAATCTCAAAATAGAAGGGTGCTTTACTTTACCGTTACCCCAAGTAAAATAATCATCCCAAGATGAAATGACTTCAACTTTGTCCTTGAACAATAGTTTAAAGACTTTGCGCTCAGGTATAAATGACAGGACTTCGTAACTTGCATTAAGTAATAACGTTTTCTTACTCATCTTCTATTACCATTTAGTAAATTTTGTTTAGCAGGTAATGGGCGTAAATTATTTAACGCCCATGCTTTTTGGAAATTATACTCATCCAAAGAGGTGTAGGTTAATTTTGATTGTGGAACAATATGGTCTATATTCCAAATCCATGTCGTTTGATCATTATCATCACAAGTTTGAGAGTCGTATTTGCCTTGATTGTCACAGGTCATCCACGGCTCAAACTGAAATTCAAGATGTTCCTTTAATTCTTGAATTGTGTAAGGTAAATATTTTGAACTTGAATGGCATTTAGAACAAATCTTCATTTGATATTTGTTAAGTCAACCACTGGTATGCAAACTAATTTACCACGTTTATTAGTATGAGTTTCTTCTCCAAAGAAAAACTCAACCGTTATTTTAACTTGTGTTGGTTTTGATTCAGAAACTGTTTTCATTTCGGCAGTAGGCTCTAACAAGCCCATTGATTTTGATTCATCAAAACCTTCATATGGTTTTCCATGCGCTTCTTGTTGATAAGCACACTCTTCTAGTGCCTTATCTACGACATCATGTACTGCCTTCTTAACTTGCTCTGAATTAATTATTGATTTAGTCCTATTATCTAATCCTTTTCTGATTAATGTTCTAACTAGAGAGGAAAATGAAATATATTCTTTTTCTGACATTTTTCGCGCCAACTCTTCAATTTCTTGAATTGTCGTATCGTCAATTCTCAATAATTTAGGTACTAACATTAATGCTCCGATATACAATGTATATCACTTTATTGATAGAAATGCTTGCATAAATACACCATAATCCTCCAAATTCAAATGTCAAGTGATGTGTTATTTATAGTTTGCTAAGTGAGTCCCTAATATCTTCACCATTGCAAACCTCATTACCAAGACAAGTCCAACCTGGACGTAATCTTCTGGCAAAAAGTTCTAATTTTTGAGACTTTGGAAACATGATTTCCAAAGAGTTTTGAAGATGTTCTGGCTTAGCTGAATGCTTTAGATTTTGTCCAAAACTAACTGAGCGCTGTGACTTATTCTTCAAGCTTTTATATATTTTATTATTGCTAGTACCTATTAAGCAAATTTCATGAGTTTGTCTAAAAAGACGACCCATTCCAAATGACAATGTATTTACCAAATCTAATCCTACTGGCACGCATGCATCAGCAATAGATTTTATCATTCTCATATAAGAAAATTTATCATAAGATACTTGAGCAGATTTTTGCATTTTCAAAATAGCTTTTTTGAAAAATGTTAATGGTTCTTTTTTAACTTTTACCCATACATACGCCTGCTTGTATGAAAATCCCCAAGCTTTCATTGTATCAAGACCTTCTTGTAATAAAGATGATGGTACCCATAATGCAAGAATGCTACCATCAGGGTGCAGGTGCTTTTTTATAGGAAGCTCACGAATATCTTTCATTGTCATGACGCTGTAATTGGCTTCGGCCCCACGCGGCACATCGGACATTTTTAAAGTATCTTTAAAGGGCCATGGGCAGTCGGCCACTATTACCCGAAATTTTTTCGAACTCATATTACTTCCTGTACTTTAAATATACATAAGTAAGTGCAAAGGAGCTAAAACTTTAACACTTATTTATGATTTAATAATAATTGTTTGCAACTCTAATGGAGATTGGGTTCCATCCACTTGTATATCTTGTGTTACTTCTAATCTTTCAGAAGTTGCAGACTCTAATCTTTTAATAATAACTCTATAGTTTCCAACTGCTAATGATGCCATCCATTTTCCAGTGCCATTCGTTCTGGTTTTGAATGCTTGTTGCATAGAGTCTAAATCTATGATTTCTACATCAGCTAAATACATAGATTTGCCAAAAGCATTTACTACACGTTGCTGTACAGGAATGGCATTTTGTACCGTATTTTGAGCGTTATGTATTGACTTTTGTTGTGCCTGTTTAAAAGGTTCAGCTTTAGGTTTGGGCTGAGAGGGCACAATAATATCAGAAACATCTTGCGCTGAACGTCCTGGTGGTGCTTTCGGAACTTGAGTCGGTAATTTTGGTGCCTGAGCACGATAAGCATTATCACCTTCAAAAGTTTCTGGCCTGGATGTTCTTCTAAATCCTTTAGGTTCTTGTTCTACAGGCAAATTGAAATCAGCGGAAATAGCAACTTGTTTTTCAAGTCCTAATTCTGAATTTTCTGGAAATGGAAAGGTGTGTTGTGGTATTTTAGTGGTATGAACAGCTTCTACAGAGAATTGAGGTTTTTCACCTTGCTTCTGTAAAACTTCAAGTACACTATTTAGCTTATTAGAAAGTATCTTTATATTTAAGTCTTGTGTACGAATAATACCCAAAGCCACATCTAGCTTTTTCTCTAATTCTAATAATACATCTGACGCTTTGCGTGGTTCGTGATCCAAAACTACCTCTTATTCTAAAAAGACTCCAACTTTAATTTTAACCCTCTTAATAATTAATATATCATCAATTGATACAGGATTATCTTGATATAATTTATGATCACCAAAAATTAATAAAGAAGCTTGCTCTTGAACAAAGCTTAATGGTCCAGAACAAATAGGATCGTTCTGAACCATAAGCAAATATTCTTCTTCTTCTAGTTTCTTGACAAGAGAGGATAAGTGCTCGGAAGTCATAGCTTTTTCCAGATAATTTTCTGTCAAAAATTGATTTTCCACTGCACTATTAACTGTATTAACGACATTATCTTCTGGTAATCCTAAAGCAGTAGAGCTAACATAATCATTATTATCTACCATTTGATAATTGGGATCTATAGAAATATCATCTATAATTTCACCATCTACACCAGACCACGTTTGTTCTATATTATTTCCTACATTTGGTAATGGACCACGACCTCGACCAATTGGAGAATTGACTGCCTCGGCATACGGCTGTCTAATTGCTGGTCGGGGTAAACGTGGATTATCTTGTGAATTCTGAGCTTTTGGGGAAAAAGCTTCAGAATGGCTCATTACAGTGGCCTTCTTATGATCTACAGGCTCAATTCCTCTTAATTGATACTGCGGAACATAAGGTTTATGCACCTCTACATTTTTGCGAGCCGGATTTTTATAAAACTTGAACTTTTCGTTACTTGACATGTTATTTCCAGTTTATTCTGGAGTAGCGTCAGATTTTGGCTTGCGTGATTTAAAAGATTTTTTAGATCCTTGGCGGCTACTATTACCGGCATTATTGCCGGAAACACTAACTTCCTGACGCTTCCTTTTCATCTCATTACGCTTTCTCCTACGTTTATCAGATGGTTTTTCATATGATTGTTTTTCTTTATATGAAGATAGGATACGTTCTTTTTGAACTAATGCCCTAAAAGCTCTAAGAGCTTTGTCAAAATTATTATTGTAAACTTTAACTTCTAGTGGATGAGCTTGTACAGCTTCAATTTGTGGATATTTGTCGTTGACTGCGACTGCTTGCGATTCACCTCCTCTCGATGCTTTTTTGGAAAAGTGTCTCTTCGTTTTTCTATTATTGTCTTTCATAACCCAGCAACCCGTTTTAACTTTCGTTTTTAAAATATTTGTCCGTATTAATCGTATTACCATTGTTAAGTATGTTTTTATCTTTAACTAACCTAATCAATGTATTGTCTATATCCTTAACTGTTGGAGTTTTTCGCTTATGAGCCAAAGCTTCGAACACTGAAGATACATACAAATCTTTTAAGTAAGCATAAGATAATTCATGTTTAACAGCAAGTTTAGCAAGTTCTCGACATTTTTTAACGTCAATTATATTGCCAAACCATCTCTTAAGATATATATAAGCCATTTCTTGATTTGGTAGAGGAATTTCAAATTTTCTATCAAATCTAGAAGGTCTACGTGTAATATTTGATTTTAATTTTCTAACATCATTAGCTGTAGCAATTACTAATAAACCATTTTTGGCCGAAATTCCATCTAATAAATTAAGAAAGGTAGAAATATCTAATCCATTTTCAATTAGGGAATCTAAATCTTCTATATACAAAAGAGATGGGCTTTGTTCTTCGGCATAGTAAAATGTTTCACGCAATGCATCAGCATTAGCTCCAGGAACAAATGTTACTGGCTTAAAATTATACTCTGACACTATTGTTCGTATAATAGATGTTTTTCCATTACCTGGCTGACCAAATAACAAAACTCCACGTTTCCATGGAATCTTAGATTCCTTATAGAATTCTTGTGAAGCCAGAAAGCTCTCTACAAGATCCTTTAATTCAGTCTTAATATCTTCTGGAAGAAATAATTCATCCCATGACGAATCTTTCGTGTATGGAATATCTTCTCCATCAATAACTCTTATGTGAAGATTACTTCTATCTCTTTCTTGAACCCAAGCATCAAAATCGTTTCGAAGGCTGAGATAAGCTTCATAATTGTTTTTAGATACAATAACGAAGAAACTTATTTCATCTTCATTTTGATTTCCCTTATGAAAAAGGGCCGCGTGTAAAAACTCTAATCCTTTGGTTTTAATTAGAAAAACACCTTGAACAAAGAATTTTTCAAAATTATGATCTGTATTCCAAGATATAAATGAATCTTTATGAAGACATTCTACCTTTACATGTTTTTCTTGACAAAATTGTAAAAACTGACCATCTATAATGATTCTATTATGAACAAATTTATTCAAACCAGAAGTATCTTTAAGATACTGTGAAAATTTTTCTTGAGTCCAATCCATAAGCTGAATAAAATTAGCCATTGGTCGATCAGATAAATCTTGAGTTGTAGAGTTTGGATTGACCTCTAATTGAGATAAAATCAACTTAGAAAGATGTTCTTGTTTTTCTAAGACTTCAGGAGTAAAGTATTCCTTAACTTCTTTATTTTTAATACTCATTCGTAATAAATCTCGTTCTTTCTATAGAAAAGTTTCAAGCAGCAGGAGATACCGGAGATCCGGTTAAATTAATAGTATGCTTACATTTAGGATATGAAGAGCATCCTAGAAATTTATCTCCAGTTTTGGTAGAGCGACTAGACATTGGACTTCCGCATTTTTCGCAAAGCGTACCACCATGTCCTAGATATGCCATGTCTAATTCCTTTTTGAATTCTGGAAAAAACTTTTTTAGCATATCGATATGATTTACTTTTCCAGCCTCAATTTCATCAAGTTGAGTTTCCATTTTGGCAGTATAATCATAATCCATAAACGTAAAGTACTTAGCAAGTTCATTGGTAATTAATTTACCAAGATCAGTAGCATGATATACATTACCTTTTTTCTGAACATAATTTCGAGCAGTTATTTTACTTAACAACTCAGCATAAGTTGCTGGTCGTCCAATGTTTTTATTAACTAGCTCTTTGATAAGCTTGTCCTCTGAAAAACGTGGGGGTGGTTGAGTAGATTTCTTTTCCATTTTAAGATCATTGTTTTTAACAAGATGAACTATTTCCCCAACTTTTAATACTGGAATATCAATTCCGCTATCATCCGCTACTCCAAAAATATTCAAATAACCTTTATCTTTTAAAGCTTTACCAGACGCTTTAACTTTAGCTTTATTGTTTCCCTGAGGATGAGCTGTAACACTTAAAGTATTATACACGGCAGGGGTCATTTGACTGGCTACGAAGCTATTCCAGACCGTTTCATAAACTAACTTTTCATCTGGATCAATAATGGCATAGTTTGCACCAGGTAGTAAACTAAGATCCGTTGGATGAATACACTCATGTGCGTCTTGAGCAGCATCTTTATTCTTGAAATAATTTGGTTTCGCTGGAACAACGTATTTATTATCAGTTAACCACTTGCGAACGCTATCTACATCTTCATCACCAACTCTTACTGAGTCAGTTCTAATATATGATACATAACCACCTTCATAAAGAGCCTGTGCTGCTTTCATGGTACGCTCAGCATCAAAACCATGTACTTTAGACATTAAACGTTGAAGGGTAGAAGTTACTAATGGCGCCTGTGGCGCGCGCTTTTCCTCATCAGCCAGAACCTCTGATATTACGTAATCTTTTACATCAAGGGATGTTTTAGCCGCATTGGCATCAGTTACATTGGCTAGCTTGCCAGTAAATTTAGCCATGAAGCTTTCTTTTCCATCAGTAGTTAATTTAGTTTGAATTGTCCAATAATCTTCAGAAACGAAATTCTCAATCTCGCGTTCTCTGTCAATAACCATTTTAGTTACAACCGACTGAACTCTACCGGCAGAAAGTTTAGGACCAAAAAAATTCATCAAAAATGGAGAGGCCATAAATCCAACTAAACGATCTAAAATTCTTCTTGCCTCTTGAGAATGAAATAAGTCTAAATCTATGTCTCTTATTTCCTTTAGAGCTTTTTGAATAGCGTCCTTCTTTATTTTGTTAAATACCATTCTTTTAATAGGTTTGCCAGTATCAGCTAAGCGAGTTGCAAGATGCCAAGCAATGGCCTCTCCTTCTCTATCAGGGTCGGATGCAACTAATATGCGATCAACTTTTTTAGCGGCAGCCAAAAGAGCATCCATAATGTCTAAACGATCTTCTGATAAGACATAACGAGGTTTGAAGTCATTTTCAATATCAACTCCCAAACCAAATCGTCCACCTTTAGCCAAATCTGTAATATGGCCCTTACTAGCCATAACTACATAATCTTTTCCAAGATATTCTTGGATCTTTTGACCTTTAGCGGGAGACTCAACTATTACTAATGTTTTCATATTAAAAGTGCCATTCTATAGTTAATTGATATTTCTTTCTATTATAGCGACATTCAGATGGAATAGGCATTTTAGTCAAAAGAAGTAGCAATGTTTTATCACGAGCATCAGACATTTGAGGTGGCAAAGTAATTCTAATTGAATATTCATCGATAATCTCTAATTTACCAGTATATGTCCCACCGAAATTAGCAAGTTTTTAAAAAACTTTTTATCAATATCGACGTTATGACCAAAATAACCACGATCATTTGTTTTGACAATACTATCGAATTTATCTTCCCAATTTTCTTTACTCTTCATTTTTACTTTCTACTTTCTATTGCTATCTAATAAATTTTGTTTTGATGAGTAGGGTCGCAAATTACTTAGTTTCCAACAATCCCTAAACGCCTGATCTTCCAAGGAAGTATAATTGAAAGTTGAATGCGGAATAATATGATCGATTTGCCATGTCCAAGTAGATTG